CCGAAGGACATGGCCGGACGCGAGCAGATCGTGGAGGAGATCGCCGCAGTGTTCGGCGTTCCTGTCTCGATGCTGAAGGCGAACGACCCGAACCTCGCGAGCGCGACGGTGGGCTTCACGTCGTGGAAGGCGACCAGCGTGTTGCCGCTCATGCGGATGGACGAAGAGGTCTTGAATCAGACGCTGTTGCCGCTGTTCGGAATCGAGGATGATGCGTTCCTCGCCTACGACAACCCGGTGGGAGCCGACGAACGCTTTGAGTTTGAGAAGCGGCGCGGCTACGTCGCTGGCGGCATCATCACGGCAAACGAAGCGCGCATGATGGAGGGTCTTGAGGAGGTGGCCGACGCGAACGCGGATCGGCTTCTCATCAACGGCCAGCCGCTTGGCGGCGTCCCCGTCGCGCCGCCGTCGCCGTTCGGGCTGGCATCCGTCGATGGCGCGACGATTCAACTGGCGAACAAGCCGACTGCGACGGGCGGGACGGCCACGCCGGAACTCGCTGCCGATCTTACGCCGGAGGTCAAGACGAAGGACGCGCTGGGCGACTGCGTCTCCGACAAGGTCGGCAAGTTGATTGACGAGGGCTACGAGCAGGATCAGGCCGTGGCAATCGCGTACTCCATGTGTAGCGAAGGCAAGACGCTTGATGAGGCTATCGCGTCGCGACAACCAGCACCTTCATCAAAATCATGCGGCTGTGGCTGCGCGAGGTCAAAGCGGCTGTCGCATCGCGCCGTGTGGGAGGACGCCGTATCCGATGGCATTCAGACCAAGAGCGCCGAGAGCGAAGGCGACAAGATCGGCAAGAACGAGGACAAGGCTGCGAAGGCCGTGTCCGACGTCTTCGACGCTCAGGTCAAAGACATCCTCGCGCTGATTGCCGCCGCGCCCAGCCCGACGCGGGAACTGGTCGTACAGGTCGAGAACGTCCTCAAGGCGCGGTCCTACCAGCGCGAGATCGTTGAGGCGCTGTCGCCGTATCTGCGCGAGGCAATCTCGGTCGGCGTTGACGTCGGCATCGAGACGGTGTCGAAGGTGGCGACCAGCGTCGATTTCTCCGTCGAGCGCCAAGACCTCGCGAAGTACGCCGAGAGCGAGTCGGTGCGTATCGCGCGCACGACGGCGTCAGGCGTCACGGAGCAGACGTCGGTTCGCGTCCGCGACCTGTTGGGCGACGGCTTGGAGAAGGGCGAGACTTCCGACCAGTTGGCCAAGCGGGTGCAGGAATGGGCAGACGGTCAGAAGGGCGAGGACGGATCGTGGAGCCGAGCGCGGACCATTGCCCGCACGGAGTCGATGCGCGCGGCGCGCGTGGCCGAAGTCGAGGCGTGGAAGGCAACTGGCGTGGTGACGGGCAAGACGTGGCTTCTCGCTCCGGACCCGTGCGAGTTCTGCGAGGCGGCGGCGAAGGCGTTCGGCGAGAAGTCCATCGGCCTCGATGACGCGTTCTTCAAGAAGGGCGACACTCTCACCGGCGCGGACGGCGGCGCAATGATGCTCGACTACGAGAACGTCAACGGCCCGCCGCTGCACCCCAACTGCCGCTGCTCGATGCAGCCGAAGTTGACGCCGGAACTGGAAGCGGTCTACGAGCGCATCAGCCGCTCCGGGGCCATCGACCAAGCGCGCATCGCGCTCAACGCGGAGGTGAAGGAATGAACCCGAATCGCAAGGCTCTCCCCGCACGTCTTGAAGGCACGCCGCGCGGATTCACCGCCGTGATTACCGCAGAGACAATCGACCGGGACGGTGAGGTGCTTGTCCCTCAGGGAATGAACGCCACCGAGTTCGAGCGCAACCCGGTGCTGTTCTGGAACCACGACTACTCGCAGCCTGTCGGCAAGAGCGTCGGACTGAAGCGCCGGGATCGCGACATCGTCGGAGAGTTCACGTTCGCGCAGCGGCCCGATGGCTACGTCGGCGAGTTCTTTCCTGAGGTCGCCGCCGCGCTGGTAGGCCAAGGCATCGTGAACGGAGTCAGCGTCGGCTTCGTGCCGGAGGACGGCGGCGCGCGCCGCGCGACGGAGGTTGACCGCAAGAAGTACGGCGGCAACGTCTCGACCGTGTTCTCTCGGTGGAAGTTGCTTGAGGTTTCGCTTGCTCCGCTGCAAGCGAATCCGGAGGCGCTCATCACCGCAGTCCGCAAGGGCGTCATGTCGCCAGTGGCCGCGAAGAAGTGGTTCGGCATCGAAGCGCCGAAGCGCGTTGTCGTGACGGTGAACGTCCCCGCGCTCTCAACCAAGACGAAGCGCGCGCCGATTGACGTAGACAGCATCGTCCGACGCGAGATCGCGCGGGCGAAGGGCGCGATCTACCTCCCGCCCGGTTGATCCTACGGCGAGTGCCTGAAAGACAACCTCGGGACGAAGGCGACCGCGCAAGACGGAGTTTTCACATGAAGACCATGAACATCAGCGACTTCTCGACCGTGCTTGAGAAGGCCGCGAAGCAGAAGGGCGAAGCGGGCGTCATCGCTCAGAAGTCGCTCGTCCTCGAGAACTACATGATCGTTGACGAGGCTGGCATGGCCGTCGATCCGGCGTCGCTCGACGTCGTGATCAAGGCCGCAGCGCCCGCCGCTACCGAAGTCGAGAACGACGGCGTCGATGCCGACGCGGTGGCCAAGGCCGTCCGCAAGTCGCTCGCGCAGGAAGTCCTCGCGTCGAAGTTCCACGTCCGCGCGGAGATCGCGAAGGACTGGGACACCGCTCGGACCTTCGGAGCGCTCAAGCACTTGAAGAGCAAGGAGACGGCGTACAAGATGGGCCGCTGGGTGCTTGGCTCCCTCGGCCACGTCAAGAGCGCCGAGTGGTGCAAGGCGAACGGAATCGGCATCGTCCGCATCAAGGGCAACGTCGAAGGCATCAATTCCTCGGGCGGCTTTGCCGTTCCGGACGAGTTCGAGACTGAGATCATCACCCTGCGCGAGCAGTACGGCGTCTTCCGTCGCAACGCCCGCGTCGTGCCGATGGGCAGCGACGTGAAGCGGCTTCCGAAGCGCGTCGGAACGTACACCGCCTACTTCGTCGGCGAGGCTCAGGCCATCACCGAGTCGCAGCAGACGATGGATCAGGTCCAGTTGGTCGCGAAGAAGTTGGGCATCGTCGGCACGATCTCCAGCGAACTCAACGAGGACAACGTCGTCAACCTCGGCGACGATCTCGCTGGCGAGATGGCCTACGCATTCGCGCTCAAGGAAGATGACTGCGGCTTCAACGGCGACGGTACGTCTACGTTCGGCGGCATCGTCGGCCTGCTCAACTCGCTTACGGACGCCACCTATCAGGTGTCGGACGGCGGCGCGTCGGCGTACTCCGGCGTCACCCTCGCGGAAATCTCGGCTGGTCTTGCGAAGTTGCCCGCTTGGGCGGCTCAGCGGAACAACATCAAGATCTTCTGCCCGAAGGCGGCGTACCACGGCGCGTTCGAGCGTCTTGCTGCATCGTCTGGCGGCGCGACCGCAGCGGAAGTCGCGGGCGGCCTGACCTCGCCTCGGTTCCTCGGATACCCGGTCGAGTTCACTCAGGTGATTCCGGCGACTCAGTCGGCTGGCGCGACCTTCGCGTACATCGGCGACCTCGCGCAAGGCTGCATCTTCGGCGACCGTCGCCAGCAGGCGGTTGCGTTCTCCGACTCGGCGCTCAACGCGTTCGAGCAGGACGAGATCGCCTTCCGCGCAACCGAGCGGTTCGACATCGTGTGCGCGAACGTCGGCTCGGCCACGGCCTCCGGCGCTCTCGTCCGAATGACGCTCTGATCCTCCCTCCTGCGGGGCGGGCCGGAAACCTCCTCCGGCCCGCCTCGCTCCCACAATCAAACGCAGGAACATCCACCCATGCGACAGAACAGCAAGTTTTCCATCGCCGCAATCGGAGCGACCAACGTCAGCACGCTGACCGCGTCCATCGACACTCGCGGCTTCTCCTTCGCGCGCATCTACTGCTTCGCGAACAGCACCGCTGCGGTCCACACGACCGCAGCCAACAACACGCTCGCCGAGAACGATGACAACAGCACGAACTGGACCACCATTTCGGCTGCTGGCTCCGGCACGGCGTACACCCCCACCGCGAGCACCGTCTCGACGGCGCTCGCCAAGATCATCTACGAAGTGGATCTGCGCGGACGCAAGCGGTATCTCCGTCCGACGTTCGGACTGGGTGCGACCACCGAGCCGTTCATCGCGGTCGAGTTGTCCGAGCCGTCTGACGGTTGCGCGACCGCAGCCGAGATCGGCACTGCGAATCTCTCGCAGATCTGACGGGACGATCCTCTGTAGGATGGGGCGGGGCGCTCGTCGCCTCGCCCCATCTTGGAGGCAACAGGAGGAACAGCATGGTTACAGAGGACGTGACGGAGTTCGGAGACGTGCTGGCGCGAGCCAGCGTCGGCAATGAGGTCGAGGTAGCGAAGGAATGCGCCGCGAGGCTGTCCGATGGACAGTGCGCGGCGTTCGTCGTTCCCGACTTCGACGCGGCTGTGGCCGCGTATCAGGACGGGTCGGGAAGCGTCGAGGAGATGGCGCTTGGGTCGGGCAAGTACGCCAGCCTGTGGAACCGCGAGAAGTTCTCGCGCGTCCTTGACATGGCGGGATTGCAGCGGCTCGGCGGCATCGAGCGGGAAGGCGAGATGCTGCGCGCCGTCGTGCGGCGATTCGCGCTGCCGAGTCCGCGCCTTCCGATGTCCGACGTACAGGCGATCATGTCGCTGCCGCGCGTTGCGTGGACGGACACGATGGCCGCTACGCATCTCTCGTGCGCGAAACTCGGTATCGACTTCCTCAAGTCCACCGGGGTATTTTGGGGCCAGTGCCTTGAGCGCATCATGGAGGAGGTCTGCGACCAGCCGAAGCGCAAGTACGTCCTTACCATCGACTTCGACTCGATCTTTGACGAGACGGACATCGTGCGGCTGTGGCAGATCATGGAGACGCGGCCCGACGTGGACGCGCTGTTCCCGCTTCAGATCGGGCGCGACCGAAACAACGTGCTGCTGACCATGCTCGACTCGGACGGCAAGCGCCGGAAGCAGATCGACTCGCGCGAGTTCCACACGGACGCCATCGAGTGCGAGACGGGACACATGGGGCTTACGCTGATCCGCACCGACGCGCTGCGCCGGATGCCGAAGCCTTGGTTCCACTCTGCGCCGGACGCGGAGAACCGCTGGGGTCCGGCGAAGGTGGACGATGACATTTGGTTCTGGAAGAGGTTCCGCGAGGCTGGCAACAAGGTCTGCGCTTCGCCGCGCGTGAGGATCGGACATCTCCAGTTGACAGTGACGTGGCCCGGTGAACACCTCGAGGTCGTGAACCAGTGGAGCGGCGACTACACCAAGCACGGGAGGCCGGAGCGATGCAAGACGTACTGACGGAACTGCTGATCTGCGTCCGGAACTGCGCGGTGCATCAGGACGGCGTCGGGCGGCGCGAACTGCGTCCCGGCACGACGTTCAACGCGAACGCGACAACGGCTGAACGGCTGGTGTCCGGCGGCTACGCGCGGCGGCTGATCGAGCCAGCGCCGCTGTTCGCGGATTCCACCTCGACTCCGAAACCGCCGAAGAAGTCGAGGACCGCACCCAAGCCGGAGAACTGATGGCTGTCGCCGCAACCTCGCTCGTCACCCTCGCAGACCTCAAGACGTTCCTCGGCGTCACGTCGGGAGGCACGGACACGATTCTCGAGCAGTGCATCGACCGCGCGTCCAAGTGGGTCGAGTCGTACTGCGGGCGTCGTTTCACCGATGCGCGGGTGCAGGAGGTCTACGACACGTTCGGCCATGACCGGATCGTGCTGAAGAATCCTCCAGCCGAGAAGGTGTATTTCGTCGGGGCGCTCAAGCAAACGGTGCTGAGCGTCTACAGCATCGACCAAAGCGATGCCTTCGCGTCGATCTCGAACGACTCCACGTCCATCTACCTCAACCGACGCACCAGTGGCGGCACGGAGACGATCACGACGCTGTCGCTGACCACCTACGACACGACGAACGAACTGGCCACGGCCATCAACGCCGTGGCGGGGTTCCGCGCCACGGCCAACCTCAACATCCCGTCCATGTACCTCGATGGCGTGGTGGGTCGGGATCTGCGGATCTCGGGTTGCCTGTTGCAAGGATGGGTGTACTCGCTGTCGGACTACGGACTCGACGCCGAGCGCGGCATCATCTACGGCGACTCGCTGTCCGGGTATCAGTCGGTGCTGGTGGACTACACGGGCGGCTACGCGACGATCCCCTACGACATCGTGCAAGCCACGCTGACGGTCGCTGCGCGGTTCTACCGCGACAGGACGCGAGACATGGGGATCGCCAGCGAGAGCCTTGGCGGGTACTCCTACAGCCGCCGCGCGGCAGCGGAGCAGCAGCAGGAGATCCGCGACCTCCTCGCGCAGTACCGGAGGATTCGTTGAGCATTGGCGGCATCATCGCCCAGTTCGGGCGCTGCCTGTTCGTCTACCGTCCGGCGGTCGCGGTCGGCGCGGACGGTCAGGTGTCGCGCTCGTACGCGCGCGAGTTCACCGTGACGGGCTTCGTTCAGCCGGGGTCGCAGTCGAGCGACGTGGCGCAGGGCCGGATGAACGGGCGCACGGCCACGACGATCTACGTCGAGGGCTGCGCGGACGTGGAGGTCGATGACGAGATCCACGACCGGATCGCTGGCACGGCGAACGTGAAGACGTGGCGCGTGACGGGCGTCACGAATCCGGGCTTGCTTGGCGACACCGGGGCCGCGCCGCACTTGAACCACACCGAGATCGAGTGCGTGGAGATCGAGCCGGAGGTGTCGCTGTGACCTCGTTCCAGTGGACTGGCGGCGGTCCCGGCGAGGTCACGCGCCGGGTTGACGATGGCGTGGCTCAGGGCATGGTCGGCGTCTCCGTGGTGCTGTCAAAGTTGATCCGCGACCAGTTGTCGAAGCCGGGAACCGGGCGGCGCTACCGAGTCGCGAAGGGGAAGAAGAAGGGCCGCAACGCGCGCGCGAAGGGATGGCACGTCGCCTCTGCTCCCGGCAATCCTCCGGCGGCGAACACTGGCCGACTGCGTGCGTCGTGGACGGTCGTTTCCAACGCCAACATTGGATCGACCACGACGAAGAACGAAGGATTTGCGTCTCTGAATCGAACTGGCAGCGCGCTTGTGCTGACGGTCGGATCGAATCTGAAGTACGCCGCCGCGCTTGAGTTCGGCAGCACGCGCGCGAGAATCGCAGCCCGTCCGTATATCCGGCCCGTCATCGCCGCGATGCAGGGCGAGGTAGAAGGCATCGTGTCGGAAGCCGTCGCCAAGCGCATGGGGAGGCCGTGATGCAAGCGATTCTCGACGCGCTCAAGTCGCGCCTGTTCGCCACGTCGAGCCTGACCAACGTCGTTGGCCAGCGCATCTACCTCGATGCGGGTCCGGCGAACGCCGCGCTCCCGCTGCTTGTCTACCGCGCTACCAACATCGACGTCCAGCCGTACAACACGGCCACGCGCTACGTCGTGGACTTCGCCTTCACGTTCTACTTCGGCAACAGCGGGACGCAGGACATCCACACGGCGACCGCCGCGCTTGCGACCGCGCTCTCGACGTCCACCTCGCCTACCGGGTTCGACCGATGCAAGTTCGTCCTGACATCGACGGGAGCGCCGTCATTCGCGGATGACGGTTGGACGATTGTTGTGGAGTACCGGGCTTTTGCCTTCGACACCTGAGGAATAGACCATGCCTATCAGCACCTACCTTTGCGGCAACGACGGATCAGTGACTCTCCCGGCTGGCGGCGAAGTCATTCAAGTCCGCACCTTCGCGGCGACGCTCGAGCGCGTCGAGAGCGACACCACTGGCTTCAGCGACACCGGGCGGCGGCGTCGGCTCGGAATGCTCGACCTCACTGGCTCGCTCACGGGCGTTCCGGGCGTCGGCACGGCTACGACCAGCGCGGCGACCAGTTGCGTCTTCCTTCAGACCGCAACCGCCGCGCTCACGCTGAACCTCTTCGACGGAACCACAACCAGTGACGCGAAGATCAGCGCCAACTGCATCTTCAACGGCTTCGCGTTCAACGTGGACAAGACTGGCGACTCGACGCTGACTTGCAACTTCAGCAACGGCGACGGCACGGCCCCCGTGATTTCTTGGCTGGTCTGACGCATGACGATCCCGGCACAGGTGACAGAGGTATTCGCTCCGTCCGATTCGGACTGGGTCATCACCATCGCGTACCGCGATGGTGTTGTCCGTTCTCGCCGGATCAATCCGGGCCGGATCACGGAAGAACAGGCTGTGAACTTCGCGCTGGCGGCAGACAGGCGCACGGTCGTTGAGATCGCGTCTGTACAGGCTCGGCGCGCGTCGGATGTCGCGGTGGTCGCGACGGGAGCGGATGGATTTCTCGAACGCATGAGGAGGCTCAACGGATGATTCGCACGGCACAATGGGAGATCGCGGCAGGTGGTCAGTTCTACTTGGTCAAGCCGCTGACGGTGCGGCAGCGCCTTGCGCTGTCGGAGGACTTCGCGACCGAGAGCGCCAAGGCCGCAGCCGGGGACGCGGCCTTGGCCGGACTGCGCGGCGCGGAGGCTGCGGAGTTCGTTTCCGACGCGCGCCGCCGCGCGTTGAACGTCCACGCGGTGTGTCTCGACTGCTACTCGATCCACGGTCAGATCCGCGTCCTCTCTGCGGCGCTCGGCGATGTTGATACGGCCATGCGGTTCGTCCAGTCGGTCGCCCCGCGCGAGGCCACGAACGTCGCGCTTGAGGCGCTTGGAATCAACACCGACGCCATCGCCGCCGAAGAAGCGAAGCCAACGCCGGGAAACTGACGCAGCCTCGACGCACCGTCGAGCGCGACGTGTTCGCCGAGGCGCATCTGATCGCGCGCGCCGCGCCGGGTCTTGGCCATCCGTTCGACCTGACTTGCGGCGAGTTCGACGCGCATCTTCGGCTGTCCATCGAGGGTCACGATTCGGCGCAGCATCAAGGCGGCGACTGGATGCGCCGATACGTTGAACGACGATGAACGCAGGGACGCTCAACATCTCCGTACAGGCCGAGATGAACGCGCTTGAGGCGCAGTTCCGCGACATCGAGTCGCGGTTCATGGATGCCGGAAAGCGCGCGATGGCGGCGTTCTCGGCGGCCACTTCCGCTCCGACTCCGGCGGCGATTGTCGCGCCGCCAGCCGTCACCAACATCGTGAAGGTGGTCAAGGAGCAAGTCGGCCCGGACATCCGCAAGGAGATCCCGAAGTGGGTGGACGCAGGATTCGGCGACGTGCCGAAGCGCGCCGGTGCGTCGGCTAGCGCCGCAGGGAAGGCGCTCGGCAAGCAGACTGGCAGCGCGCTTGGGGGCGCGCTGGCGGGACAGTTCAGCGACAAGAAGATCGGCAACATGATCGGAGGTCTTGTCGGCATCGCGATGGCCGACCGAATGCTGAAGGACTTGGCCGACGTAATCAGCGGAGACAAATCGGTCGGACAGGCGCTCAATGACATGATTTCCTCGATCCCGATTGCGGGATCGCTAGTCAAGGTCGGACGCTCGATCAGCGACAGGATCATCGAAGGCATCACTGGCGAACGCGCCGCCGCAGCGACTCGGCTTTCCGAAGACGCCGCGTACATGGAGCGCGTGATGGAGGAGAACGCCATCGCGATCAAGAAGCGCGAGGACGATGAGAAGCGCCTTGCGGCGCGGAAGAAGGCGTATCAGGACGAGTTCGCCGCCAACGAGAAGATCCTGAGCGAACTCGAGAAAGTCTCCCGCGACCGCCAGTTTGAGAACGAGACGAGGATGGCAGACGCGTTGGCAGATCGCGAGGCCGCGCGGGTCCGCGCGTCGGGCGACGAGGAATCCGCGCTTCGCATCGAGATGGAACGCGAGATCGAGCGCGAGAGGATCGCGATGGAGCGCGAGCGCGACTTGCGCGTGAAGATGATGCTGAACTCCGCGAACAAGGACACGGTGTCCAACGCGCAGCACGAAATGAAGCGGTTCGACGATGCCGCAGCGGAGCGGCTGCGCGTGATCGAGTTGGAGTATCAGGAGCGGTTCGACCTGATCGCAGCCGAGGCCGAGGAGAAGAAGAAGGCTGACGAAGAGGCGCGCCAGCGCCGCATCCAAGAGCGTGACGAGAAGATCAAGGACATCCAGGACGAGGCCCGCAAGGAGATCAGCGCGGCGATCAGCGCGACTCGCGCGGTGCAGTCCGGCGCGATCCAAGCGGTTGGCGGCACGTTCAAGTTCAACGCCTTCGGCGACATGGGCCGCAAGCGCAACGTGGATGAGGACTCGTTCCGCACGCTCACCAAGATCCTCGAGGTGCTGGGCAAGCAGTACGACGCAACCATGAACATGGCGATCCAGTGATATGGCTCAGACAGTCCACGAACAACTCGTAAGCCGCAACCTGTCGATCTCCGGCGGCAAGATCACGGGTACTCGCGTGTTCGTCGTGTGGGATGACTCGGCGGCGATCACTGAGCCGTCTCAGATCACGCTCGGCGCCAACGGGATGCCCGCCGCTGGCGACCTGTTCCCCGGCGAAACGACGGTCTACGCGCTGTCGCACACCATCGACCCGCTCGGGGACGGCAAGGCGACGTGGCGCGTGACTTGGCAGTACGGGCCAAGCACAAACCCGCCGAGCGATCTTGGATACGTCGAGCGCACGACATCGACGGGGTTCCAGTTCCTCGACGTGTACCGACTCAACGTGCCGAGCGCGTACGGCGGCAACGGGTCGAACGGATCGGACATCGGCGGGACTCCGGTCGATGCCGGAGGCGATCCCACGACGATTCGTACCGTGGTGGTCACGCTTCAGATCAGCGAGAACATCCGAGACTTCCAGATGCCGGGGCGACTGGCGACAATCGCGGAGGCGGTAGGCAAGCGCAACTCTGCGACGTTCGAGGGTTTCGCGGCTGGCACGCTCGTCTACAGCGGCAACGATTCAAGCCGGGTCAACGTCAACCTCTTCCGGCTGACGCATCGCTTCGAGTACCGCGCGGACTTCCATATGCAGCAAGTGCCGCGCAAGAACTCGCAGGGCGACGTGAGCATGACCTTCAGCCCGCAGTACGGATTCCACGCCGAGACGGTCGCATTCGTGCAGCCGTTCCCGCAGACCTACGACTTCAACACGATCAGCGAGAACTTCTGATGGCTAAGGAAATCACGGTCAACCTCAAGGTGGACGTCAAGAACGGTTTCTTGGCGCAGTCGTTCAGTCCCGGCACGGTGCTTGTTGACATGAGCGGCACGACCGCGACGGGCGGCGTGCAGGACATCGGGACCAGCACGAACGCGGAGGCGCTGTCCATGAGCGACGTGTCGAGCGCGGGCTGGGCTTGGTTCCGGAACTGCGATACGACGAACTACGTTGACATCGGGAGCGGGACGGGGACGAACTTCGCGCCCGTGATCCGTCTGAAGGCCGGAGAGGTCGCGGCGCTGCGGCTTGCGACGAACGCGCCAACGGCGCGCGCGAACACGGCGGCGGTCAAGTTGCTCTACAACATCCTCGCGGACTGACTCATGGAGTTCCCACGCTTCACCCAAGGCAACGTCGGCGCGATGACCTTCGCGCACGTCAACGCGGTATTCGAGCGCATCGAGCGTCTCGAGGCACAGGCTGGCGTGTCTCCATCTCGCAAGACAGGAGACAAGCGTGGTCGCGTACTCACTGTCAGGATTACCGCGTTCAACGCACAGGGACTTGCGGCATGGGAAGAGGTATCGCGAAACTCTTTGGAGTTTGACCAATGGGTTGCGGTTGAAGGCGGCGCGCGTTCAACGTCAGGAGACAATCCGTTCGCGATGCCACTCAAGGGAACTAGTTTTGGCGTAGGTTCAATCCTGTATGCCTTCCAACGAAACACGGCATCCGGACGGACATATCTTGAACCCATTGAGCCTCAGGTTCCGGGATTGTTCATCATCAGTGCCTTTACAGGCAATGCTCCGGCTTGGACCTACTACGGATATCCGGCTGAATGGAGTGGTGGAAACTCGCTTTTCGTCGTCTACAACCCACAGAACGACCCTGCTCTTCCATTGACCACGCTCTACAACGGTGCAGAGAATCCAGTTGACAACGCGCAGACGGTCGGAGTCGGAACTGTCAAGCCAAGCGGAGTGACGATGGTTCGTCAGCCGATCAAACTGAATACTGTCGTGTTCGCCGTGCCGGAGCCAAATGGACGCTACGTCTTCTGCGTCCCCAACGGATATCAGGTGACCTGCGGATGATCTACAACGCCACAGACCGTACCTCCGTCATGTCGCGCAAACTCGCGAGCGACCTCGCCACGACGAACGCCGTGGTTCTGTACGAGGTTCCAAGCGGGATGTCCGCGCGCATCGTGTCCTTGTGGATATCCAACAACCACAACAACGCCGTCCAAGTGCGCGTGTTCCACACCCGTTCCTCCGAGTCTGCCAGCACGTCGAACGCGCTGCTCTACGATACGAGCATCGCGGCCCACATCACGACGGTCTACGACGCGCCGATCCTCATGGCTCCGGGCGACAAGATTTGGATACGCGCCGCAAGCGCGGCGTACATTTGCGTCACGCTGTACGGTGAGGAGGCATGACAGCGGAAGCGGCAATTCTTCCATGCTGCTGTGGGCAGACGCAATGTTGTCCGATCAGCGCGTACACCCTTGCACTTGGGTCTGTGTCGATCAACTTCGACTTCACGCACGAAGGCAATAGGTACTTCACCTATACAGGACTTATTGGTTCTCCGACGCAAAATCCGATCAGCCTTGTTCCGGCACTGACACAGCCAATCGTATTGAACAAGTTGAATGCGCCGAGTGGCGCAATCCAGTGCGGTTTCTACGCGACTCGAAATGCAAACACGAATACACTGGCGTGGACTGGAGGAATCGCTAGAACGTATCCGTGGGGTCAAACAGTATCGGTTGCAACCGGAATACACGGGCAGACACCTAGCAACGTTTGCAGATATTGGGTCCATCCGTGGGCAATCTTCGGATACCCGTGGAGATGGGAGATCGGAGTTTTGGCTGGAGGCATAGCGATTGGATTGATTGGAAACGGAACGACAAGCGGATGTCCTGTGACCTCATTTGCTCCCGGCATTCCGGCATCTCCTGACAATCGTTGGCGAGGTTGCGTCAGGTGGCCTTCCTTTGATCAAACAGGACGGCCAACTGACGTAAGCAACTCGCCTCCGTTCTTCCCATTCCCAGCATTTTCATTTCCATTCTCGCTGACATGACTTGTCTCCATCTTTCCATGTCTCGATGCGGGAAAGGGCTGTACGGAGGAACGCCATCATCCGGTACTTGCGCCATCTGCACAGAATATGAAGGACCGATGCGTGGCATCGGTGACGTGGTTCATGCTGTGGCGAATGCTTCGCGAATCACTCAACTGGTCGGCGACTGCGGAGGATGCGGCGCTCGACGCGCCGCGCTGAACGCGGCCATGCCGTTCACCGATGAACAGCGAAAGGACGGCTGACGATGCCTCTCACCTACGACGGTACGGACGGACTCTTCACGCGGCTGGGGCGGCTCATCTACATGATGGACGCCGTTCGCTCGCATCAGACGAACCTAAAGACCCTCCTCGCGAACGTGCAGGCGTCTTACAGCAGCACCGACGCTTGGATGATCGACTCGCTGAGCGGCAACATCGAGGCGCGGATCTCCGAGGCTGGCGGCGTCCTCAACGACGTGCGCTCGGCAGCGGAGCGAACGCTTATCGAGATGACGTTCGCGGAGGCCAACACGTCCGGCGCAACGAACGTCATGCGGGCCAAGACGCTGCAAGACGCGCTGACGTGGCTCATCCGGCAGATGGACACCGACGCAAAGACGGTGGACGGCACGACCATCAGCAAGACGTCCGCGTCGTACGCTGCGTCGAACATCGGCAACGGTCGCTGGGTGTACAACACCGAGGCTCCGAACATCCTGCTCGGCTCGACCAACGATTGGCCGAACATCCGCAGCGAGACGCTTGAGGCCCGCTGTGTGCAGGATGCGACCAACGGCGCGGTTGTCGCCGGGTCCGAGGTCTTCGAGGTGCGCGGCCAGCCCGCGTATCCGTCGCTTGACTACCGATTCCCGGCTGGCTCCGGCAGCGTTACGCGCATCACGACCGTGTCGGCTGGCATCGACGGCGGTCGCCCAACGCAGAACCTCCTGACGAACAGCGATCTTGAGGACCAGACGTCCAACCTCCCCGACCGATGGACCATCGTGACGGGAACGGCGGGTACGCACTTCGCGACCGAGACGGGAACTTTCTACCGTGGCGGGAAGTCGCTGAAGTTGCTTGCGGGAACCGGAACGCTCTTCAACATCCGGCAGCAGTTCAGCAGCGCAAGCGGCACGTTCGGTCGCATGACTCCGGATCGTCCCTACGTCTTGGCCTTCGCGGCGAAGAAGGACGCGGGCGCAACCGGAACCATTCGCTTCAGCGTGAAGGACGCCAGCGGCAACATCATCGACGGCGGCGCATTCAACACCTTTACCACCGTCGCAGCGCTGACAACGTCGTGGGACATCTACACGCTGACGCTGCGTTCGCCGCGCAACGTGCCGAGCGACATCTACTTCCACATCGAGAGTACGGTGACGGTCGCGACAGCAGCCGCGTACATTGACGAAGTCGTGCTTGCGGAACTCACGCCAATCGGCGCGGGCGGTCAGGCTGTCGGAATCATCGCGGGAGCGACCGACTGGCGCGCCGATGACAACGGCAGATTCACGTTCACGAACAACGACGAAGGCCAATTCGTGCGCGCGTTCGACCGCCTGTTCGATATGTACCGCCACGGCCTGTCGCTCCCCGCGAACTACTCCAACACCGAGACGATTGCGGATTCGCTGATCGTCTGAGCGACGAGGCTGGCAAGGATCGTGCCGCGCGCCTGTTGGAGCAGGAAGCGCAAGTCATCGTCCTCCGCGAGATCGAGCGCGACCGTGTACAGGTCGAGGCAATCCCATGTCACCGCGATGACCGCTTGGCATCGGCAAGCCTCGCGCCGGACGCCCAGCGCGCGCAGATCGCGCGACACCGACAGGACGAACTCGCGGACCCTGCGGGACCGGAGTTTCGCCGGGACTGACATTTTGTCCGGATTCACGACCAAAATTGTAGCCTGTCCCGCGATCTGACGATAGAGTGTGACCATGTGACACATTGTCACCCCCTCCGCATGGTGCGGACGGGAACAGGAGACAGCCCATGCCAGTCTTGGATTTGACGCCGCTCGTCGTAGCGGCGGTCGTGTTCGGCCCACTCGCAATCGCAGCGTTGATCGGAGGTGGCTCCGATGAGTGACCTCGCACGTCAGGAGGCGGCGCTGCCGCCGACGCAGATGGTCCCCACGGTCCTCGACCCGATGACGGTGGCCCGCATTTTCCGTCAGTCCGGGATGTTCCCCGACATCCAGTCGGAGGCCGCAGCCGCAGCCAAATTGATCATCGGGCGGGGACTCGGCCTGTCAGACTACGACGCCATGTCGGGCCTCCACATCATCAAGGGGAAGGCCGTGTTGGCCGCGAACCTGATGGCGGCGGCGATCAAGCGGGCGGGGAAGTACGACTACCGCTCGGTGGTCAACGAGGACGAGGCGCGCGTCGAGTTCCGGCAGCGCACGGCGTCGGGCGGCTGGGAAACCATCGGGGTGACATCGTTCACGCTCGAGGACGCCAAGCGCGCGGGGCTGGGCGGGGACAACTGGCGGCGCTACCCCAAGGCCATGCTGTTCGCCCGGTGCATCAGCGCCGGGTACAAGCAGCACTGCCCGGACGCGCTGGGGGCCGCGCCCGTCTACGTCGAGTCGCACGGGGAAATGGAGATCACCGAGGACGCGCCGCCGCCGAAGGCCGTCAGCCCCGCGCAGATGCGCTCTATGACGCCGGAGGAGCGCAAGGAGGACACCCGGCGGCTGCTATCGAGCGGGCGCGAGGAGGCCGCTCCGAAGACACTGCCAGCCGCCAATGCCGACGTGTTCGTGATCCCGCCGACCGCGCGCATCGCGGCGGTGAAGACTACCGGCGGCGACACCGTGTGGCGGCTGGACCTCGATGGCCGGGACGAACCGATTGCGGTTCGCGACCCGGCCATCATGTCCGGCATTGAGGCCAACATCGCATTCTCCGAGCCGACGCACTGCCGACTGGCGCTGGTCGGCAAGCGCGAGGTCGTGGTCGAGTTGGTGAAGGGAGGTGCGGCGTGAAATGGCTGACCAACCTCCTACGCATCGAGGAACCCGGAACCCGAAGCGTCCGCGCGCAACTTGGAATCGCTGACGAGGACGAGCGCGTATTCCATCCCGTCGCTCTGTCCGAGGCCATCGCGACGGCGCGAATGGTGCGGGACGATTCGGCGCTGCCGCCGCTAGTGCGTCGGCTTGTCGAGGTCGGACTGGTCCTTGACCTCATGCCGCTGCACCTCACGCCGTGCCGCCGCGAACACGCGCGGCTACTGGGCGTGTCCGTCAGGACGATCCGACGCCGCGCGATCCAGTGGGAGGGCATCTCACAGTCGGTGCGGTTCGACTTGACGCAGCGGGCCATGCGGGCGATCATTGCGGCACGGGGTGCAAGACTCCGCTGACCCCATCGCATATGTCTCGGCGGCGCGTCTCCTCGCGGGGCGCGCCGCCTTTGCATATACAGCGATCTGATGAATAATCGCGAATCAGAGCGGCGACCCCTATTGACAGACCGAATCTCCCCCCCCTAAAACCCCCCCCGTCAACAAGTTCCCGAGCGCGCGGTGCGCTCCGGAGACAGCGGTACGAGTCCACACGGACTCCCGACATACACACACGCTTTGCGTGTGTGTGTTTGGAGCATGAATGACACAAGACGAACTAGCACAACTGCGCGCGCGCGTGAGGAAACTCTTTCGCGGCGGCGATGACGATGACGAGATCACGGCGCTTTGGATGCGCGAGTGCGTGAAACTCGACTACGAGCGCGCGATCATCGCGCTGAACGAGTACGCGCTTCGCGACGGCGGGCCGAACCGTCGCTTCATCGTCGGGAAGTTCCTCAAGGCGTACGAGTCCCAGCCGCAGCCGACGCGCACGGTGCTTGTGGACCGCGACAAGGCGGCGCGCGAGGCGGCGTTGCGCGAGGCTCGACAGGCCGAGGAGATCGCCGCGCAGCGCGAGGAGCGCGAGTCAGACCGCCGGACGGTGCTGACGGCCAATCCGCTGATCGTCGGAGAGATCGTCGCTGAGTTGGTCGGCTGGGGCGCGCCGCGCCCGCCAGCGCAGCCGGAGACGTGGCCGATGCCTTGGTATCTCGCCGTGGCCGATCTGCTGCTCGACCGGGTGCGCGCCGCGCCGACCGAGCGCGGCTACTACGAACAGGTGCGCGATGATCGCGGCGGCTGGTCCGACGATCCGACCAAGCCGCTGCGCCCGCTTCCTGCCCGTGAGTGGTGGCGCGTGTACGGCGCGCCGGGGCTGGCCGCGCGGGGCGTCCTGACGGCGGGGCAGGGTTCCGAGCGCCCCTGACGTTCGGACGGCTCAGACGGGCGTATACGCGGTTTGCATATGCAGCGTCCAGATAACGACAATCTGTAGGAAATCTTGGGAATCTGTGCTGAAGGTCTTGAATCGGGCCGAAATAGGTGTATACTCAACCCGTCGCGCATGGAGCGCGGCGCACACGCGGCCCAGCCGCAGGAGACAGCCATGTCCGAAATCGTCTACCTCTCTGATGCCGTGAACCAACGCCTTGCCGAGGATGAGCGTTTCGACCGAAGGAACCGCACTCGCGTCAACCCGATGACGGTTGCCGAGGATGCGCGAATCGCGCTTGGAAATCATGCCATCGGTCTTCTGTGCCGAAAGGGGAGGCCCGTCTTCTACGCGTTCGTGAAGCGTTCTCCGTCGAACCCCGAGGGCGTGTATGCCGAGTCCACCGACCTGATCGGGCTGCACAACGAGTTCTTCGCGCAGGAAGGAGGTGGCGCGTGAGCCGACGCACACAGGACCGATTCATCGACATCAGCATCTGCCCGACCTCCTTGGAGGCTGGCGACTCCGGAGACATCCGCGACGGCGACCTCGTCGTGGCATCCGTCACGAAGTTCGCGGAGGCCCGGTATCCCGACTGCCGCGTGTCTGTGCAGATCGGATACCGACAAGGCGCTGCGTGGGCGCTCGTCGGCGGCAGCGCGGAGGCCGGACGGCTGCTGATGGAGGACTACTGGGAGCAGCACGCAGACGATGACTCGCTGTACGAGGGAGGTGGCGCGTGACCGACATCGACACCCTGATCGACCGGCTGTCCGACCGCCAGCGACGTGAGTTCGCGCTGTGGTGTGTGGAGCGGGTGCGCCACCTGATGACCGACCGGCGCAGCACGAACGCGCTGGATGTCGCGGCGCGGCATCTGCGCGGAGAGGCCACAGACGCGGAACTGGATGCGGCAACGGTTGCGGCGTGGTCTGCGTTGGGTGTGTCTAATCACTTAGCGTCGGAAGCGGCGGCGTGGGCTGTGACAGACGGTGGGGCGCACTGGTCAGAAGCGGGATTTTATGCGAATCGCGCCGCACAAAGCGCTGAACTGGAACGGATGCTCAAGGAGGTGACGCCGTGAGCGAACCTGTAAGCAATGCTGATGAGTTGCAGCAAGAGATCACCCGCCTCCGCGCCGAGGTCGCGAAGGCAAACGCCGAGCGCGACGAGGCTCAGCGTGAAATCTGCAATGGCGTTGCACGCAGAAACTGGCCTTCAAGTTTTCATTTTGACCGCATGAGGCGGAAGTACGCCGCTCAGCGCGGATGGAATTGCTTCGAAGCGAAGGAGGTGCAGCCGTGAGCGAACGACCACGATACACCATGCGCGTCGAGGACGTGATCTCGCATCCGATCCTCTCCATCAGCGCCGTGACCGAGCCGCCAACAGGTCACCCAGCCGACAGCCTGTCGTTCGAGTTTCGCGCCGCAGAGGGCGGGGAGGTCTACATGATCCTCCTCGCTGACGGCGACGGCAACGACCTCCGCGACTCGACCACGCAAGCAGAGTACGAAGCCATCATGGAGGAGGCCGTGTGGCGGTACGAACCGCATCGATTCGCGCGGCGCTGGCTCATGGACTCCGAACACACGACCGCGCAATGGTGGCGCGAATACAACCGCTAACACACAAAGGACACAATGACACGAACCCTGCTCGACATCACCGCAGACATGGAGTCGCTCGACGCGCTCCTCGCCGCAGCCGGAGGCGAGATCACGCCGGACACCGAGGCCACCATCGACGCGTGGTTCGCGGAGAACGAAGCCAACCTGTCCGACAAGGTTGACGGGTACTGTCGCCTCATCTCGGAGATTGAGGCGCGCGCCGAGGTACGCAAGGCCGAGGCCAAGCGACTCGCCGAGCGCGCCCGCGTGGACGAGAACGCCGCCGCCGCGCTGCGCGAACGGCTGCGCTGGACGTGGGAGGCCAAGGGCATGGGCAAGTTGAACACGACGCGCTACTGCGTGTCACTCGCGAAGATCGGCGGCAAATCCAAACTGGATCTGCGCTGCGGCGTCGAGGATCTCCCCGCGTGGGCCGTGACCGTCGAGACGGTCGCGAAGGCGAACACCGACGCGATCCGAGAACGGCTCGAGGCTGGCGAGGCGCTCGACTTCGCCTCGCTCATGGAGCGCGGCAACAGGATCAGCATTCGATGAAGCGCGCCTACTACAGCGCCAGCGTGCGCGACGGGCTGCGCTCAATCGCTGCCCGCACGATCTGCACGACCGCAGATGAACTTGAGGCCGTCGCGTACATTCGATTGCGCGAGGAGAACCACGGCGCTAGGATGGCATCTCACGCGCATGGACGCGCCGAGGCTGACCGCGCTACTGTCTCGCGCGTAGGCCGCTCCTGCGGGCCGGGGACACCCGGCTCGCAGGATTCCCGACAGGAGACGAACCAATGACGCCACAGAGGACCGAGGCCAAGCGGCTTCCCGGCATGGGAACCGTCTGCCGGATGCTTCGTCGCGGAGACGAGATCCGGCTGACGCTGCCGGACGGCACGCTGGTAGGGACCATCGGCGTCAAGCAAACGAGCAACCGAGGCGCAAGGATCGCGATGACGATGCGGCGAGAGATCCGCATTCAGCGCGAGGGCGCGCCGACCAACGCCGCAGGAGCGGCAGGAGACAGAGATGGCGAAGCAACTTGAATCCATAGCGCAGATCGGAGCGCGGCTCCGCAAGAGCGACAGGCCAATCGGTGAGGAGGCTTTGTACGAGGCGGTGAGGGCCAATCGGTTCGAGGTGTTGCGCGCGGGTCGCTACTCGTACTCGACCTACGACGCCGTGCGCGAGTGGTACGACAACGAGTACGCGCCGCCGCATCCGGAGTTGATTCCGACGCATCCCGTCGCGGAGCCGTCATCGCCGAAGCACGACGCGATGATCGCCGCGCTGACCGACAACACCGAGGCAATCCGGGCGCTCACGCGGTCGGTCGCCAGGTTGAGCGGACGGCACTTCATGGATGCCGAGGCCGTCGCCAAGTTGATGGAAACAGCCGACCGTCTGAACCGCGCTGGCGATCTGCTCGGCTGCGTCGAGTCCGCGACGATGCGGCTCGTCAACGTGATGAACGCGCTGCGCGTTCCGCAGGGAGAGAGCCAAGACTGAACAACACCGCTGGCGCGTTGCCAGCGAACTGGGAACCACCTGTGCGCGTTACCGTGTCAGGGCGCGCACAGGTGGAACCTAGCAACAAGAAAGGGAACGACATGGACGATCTGATCTTGATCGAGGAGGCCGAGAGCAGGGCGCGGATCTTCGCGTGGATGCTCGCGGTCAGCGTGTGCATGAACGTGACGCTGTTCCTCGCGTGGATGCTCGATGACGCGGAGCGCGCCGAGGCTTGGATGCGCGTGGGGATGGGTTCGTTTGCGATGGCGTGCGTCGTGATTACTCCCGTCGCAATTTTCCGCATCTTGACGAAGGAGGCGAAGCGATGAACGACGAACAACGAGGACTGATCGAGGATTCGATCCGGCAGATCGAGTCTCGCGCCGGGATCGTGTGGTCCGCAGAGTTTCTTGAGGACTACGCAGCGGCGCTGCGGGCGCTGCTTGCCGAGAACGCCGCGCTCAAGGCGAACGACCCGCTCGCGGAGATGTGGCGCGAGTTGAGCGAGTACCAGCCGATGGCAGACGCGGACGGCTACGGTGAGGCGTGGCGCATCATGTGCCGCGAGCGGACCGCGCCAGCAGCAGAACGCGCGCAAGATGTGCTGCTTCCCGCGTCATCGTCTTCTTCGTATGAGCCGTGGCTGGCGGCGCTGTCTGCCCGTTGGGCTATCGAGTGGGGGGAAACCTCGCGACGGAATGTACGGGAAGCAATCGCCGCGATCCGCCGTGCGAAGGAGGCGCAGCGATGAGCGACACCGACGAGATCGCGCGCTTGAGCGCGCTGTGGTGTGAGGAGAAGTCGAAGAGCATGACCTTCTACGCCGAGATCGAACGCCTCCGCGCCGACCTCGCGCAGCGCACCGCCGAGGTCGCGAAGGCAAACGCCGAGCGCGACGAGGCGCATAGCCTGATCCGAAAGTGGAAAGTCAACCTCGTTGAGGTCGTCGATGATGGCGAGATCATGTACGCGATGACCAACGATTCAATGTGCAACATGACTGATTCCGACAAGCGCGCGTTTCTTGCGGCCACGGCGAAGGAAAGAGGTGGCGCATGAGCGACACACCTTCGTTCTACCAGCAGGTAAAGGCGTTCTGCCGCGAGGAGCAAGACCTCCGCATCGAGCGAAACATCGGGCGCGTGAAGTTCGTCTTCAAGTGGCGGGCGGCACCCGGCCCTTTTGGTCGCTTCGGCGGCGGATGGAACTGGGCGCTGGGGCTCAAGGCGGGCGGAAGCACGGTCATGCTCCACATGCTCGTCGCGATGCTCCG